GATTACATCTTTATAAAAATTATTTGAACCATCTGACTTCTTAGCACCTAATGCTTTTGAAAGATGATCAAATTTTTCTAATACAGATCCTGCTGTTCCTGTAAATGCACCATCTTCATCAATTACAATAAAATGTAATTCATCATTTGATACTCCATTTGAAGTAGCCCATGCAGATGTGTCAGGTGATCTATCGAAACTTGATTCGTATGTCCAACCTGAAAAAGTTGATTTATCGACTAATGATACTTTTAAGGAATTACCTAATGAACCTGCCCATTTAGCAGCAAAAGAACCTACTGTTCCTTGACCTGCTGAATATGAAGCTAGATAATCTTGTGAATTTTTAATTTTAACTGCAGTTCCAGATATTACTGCATTTCTATCGGTTGAACCATTTCCACGGACAACAAATAGATTATTCGAGTATGATAAAAAGTTAGCTGCAGTGAAAAATGATTCAAAGTTAGAATCATTTGGACCAGCAAATCTTTCTACTAATTCGTTTTCTGATGTAATTTGTACAGGATCTTCGATTGGTCCCCATGCAAACTTACCTACAAATGCACCTGCACTTGTGGCTACATTAGGAACTATACTCGTGAAGTCTTTTTCTGTGACAACTACTCCTGGACTTAATTGGAATGCCATCTTGCTCTCTCCTATTTACGTTATTCGCATATTTTTGAATAAATACGCTTTTTCTCTTACTTATTTAGTTTTTTCAAAAATTTGAAGGATTGTTATCTCTTTCTATACCATCATTAATGACACCGAAAGGAGTCAATTCTTCTTCTATTTCTTTTATTTGTTGCTTATATAACTCTTTTCTTATGTTTACATCGGTAATTTCCCTAAAATAAGGATCTCCTGTAAACCAAGCAAAAAGTACACAAGTCATTACCAAATCATCATTGTATCCTTCATCAGCCGAATAATAACCATTTTTACTGATAAAGGTGCTTAACTCATTAATAATAGTTGAATCAAAAATTAATAAACTATTATTTTCAATCATTGCTTTTAATGTGGAACAACCTTTGCGTTTTACTGCTACATCAGTTGTCACACCTAGTGTATTTGATGTATTTCCAAATCCACTAGAAATCTTTTGACCAGTTTTATCTCTTGTTACAAAAACAATATTTTCATATTCTAATTCATTATGTAAAATATATGGAACTGTTTCACCACTATTAATCTCAACAAGAACGAATGCTTTATTATATTGTTTACCAATTTTATCAATTATTGTTGGATACAATAAAGGACTAATCATATTTGAACGATACTTGCCAACTACTTTATATGGCAATTCAGTTATATCAAATATAGTAAATGCACTATAATCTCTTCCACTACCTCTACTTACATCAACCACTATAACATATTTGTTTTTAGGGTTTACTGCTTCTAATATATCTAATCCATCTTTAGAATAGATATATGGTTTTGGCGAAAGTGTTCTTAATGTTTCACCATTAATTAATGTAAGTGTACTTCCTAAAAACTCACAAAGAATTTCTTGATTAAATTTTACATCTCCAAGTAATCTTCTTTGTGCTTCAGCCCAAACTTTATCTCTTCCAGGAATTCTATTATATGGAATGAAAAGATTTGTAAATCCATTTTTATTATTTACTGAATCATTCCAAAATTTCCAAAAATGATTATATCCCAAAGGTGTAGAACTTAATAATATCTTTGTAGTTTCTCCTGCCATAATTGTAGGATAAACTGAAGTAAAAAACTCATCTGCAATTTGGTTTGGTATAATTGCAGCTTCATCTACATATAGCCAATTAACTGACTTACCACGTATCGCACTTGCTGTGGTTGCAGATGAAAATACTTTACTTCCATTTTCTAATTCTATATCACCTTTATTCCAAACGACAACACCTTGTTGAAGCCAAATTGGTAAATTTTCATACATTAACTGATAACGATCTAAAACTTCTCTTGCAGTACTTTGTTTATTCGCAAGAATAGCAACTGTGACATTATCAGTAAAAAGTGTATAATGAAGAATACAAGCAGCAGATGTAATTGTTTTTCCTTGCTGTCTTCCCTCCATTAATATCACTTTACGATTGTTCATTATAATCTTAACTTTTTCTTTTTGACAATCGTATAAAGCAAAAGGAATTAATCCTAAATCTAATGAAACTATTTTACAATAATTTTCAATAAAGTAAATAGGATCTTCTTTACATTTGAGGTACTCTTGAACCTCTTGCTTTGTAAATTTTATCTTAACACCAACTGCTTTTAAAGCAGCATTTGCATTATAAAAATTGCTTGGCATTCGCCACCACCTTATGATTAAATAACTACTATGTTTCCTAACATTGTTGCTGGATTAGTCTGACTACGATATTTAAATGAATTTCCAGTTGCTGCAGTCATAGGAATTTTAAATGTAATAGTTTGGTTTTGATCTGCTATATTCGCAGTTGCATTCGTTGATGAAATATAATCACCTGCAGGTATTGCGTTTGCTGCAGTTAAAACTTCAACTATTTGACCTGATCTTGTATTTGTTATACGAATCGTTTCACCTCTTTGAGCAATAATGTCTGGATCTCCTTCACCAGCTGTTAGTAATCCTGGACCAGTGACTGTATAATCTGTGGTTCCTGCACCACCTAATATATAAGTTCTTCTTGTCTCAATTGCTCCTGTTGAACCATTTACTGATTGAACTAACGCAGTTAATTCAACTGCATTGCTTGTTGGGTTAGAAATTGTTAAACCTGTTCCAGCAATTATTCTTACAGTAGAAAGTGAAGCATTTGATCCAGTTAATTGTAAATCTCTTGCACCAGCTTGAATAGCTGCAACATCGATAGAGTATGTTATAGGTGTTGCGTTATTGTTGGTGACAGTAATTGTGCTCGCATCTGTACGAGTAATTGTTAAACCAGCATTTGCAGATAAGATAGATACATCATCAGTAGTTGCATCTGAACCTGATAGACGAAGTTTTGCACCACTCGCTACAGTCTCAGCACTGATTGCATAAGTAGTATTTGTGTCAATATCTGTATTTGGAACAAAATTTGTTCCATCAAATTTTAGTGTAGAACCATTAGTAATAGCACCAGCAGGAATAGCAAGTCTAATTGTGTTTCCTCCAAGACCATCATAAAGTTCTGTAAAATTAGAGTTGATCTTTACGCCACCATCACGTAAGGTATTACCTGTACCATCGTTTGGTGATGCTCCAACGTTTACTGTTTGTTTTGCCATATTTTATTTTCCTTTATTTAATATCAAATTGTGATGTTTTAAATATTTGTTCCCACGTTTCACTTGTAATTCCACCTGTATTTAGGTTGCCAATTACTGTAAACTGTTCATCAGGATTGCCTATATCTACAATCACTTTTGAAATAATTTTACCATCTGGATTTACATATCCAAAAAGATTTATCTTTAATTGGAATGCTAATGTCCAAGTCACAAATCTTCTAGTATCAAATGAACCATCATATTCATCAGTAAATGTGACACTTTGAAGTGTTATCGGTACATCACTCACTATATCCAATGGAGTTTTCATTGATTGAATACTCATTGTGAAGTCTGGCGTAAAATAAGGTAAAATTTGTTCTATTATTTGTAAACCATCTTCTGTAGTCTTTGATATACAATATAAACTTACATCTAAATTATATGGTACTGGAGCAAAAACTTTATTTGTTGTATTTACTCCAAATTTATTCTTTGTTATAGATGATGTACGAGAAACTTTTCTTGTCGCATCTAAACTAATACCAGTCATTTCAAAAGAAAGTCTTGGTAATGTCACCATTACTTGTTTATCAAGAGTAGGATCTTGTTCTATTCTTTGAATCCACTTCTCTTTTGGTGCATAAGCAATTGGAATTAAAATTGTTTGCTCTACTGTTCCGTTTGCTTTCTTTCTTTCAATTTTTAAATCAGAAAATATCTTAGCAAATCCTATAATACAATTTCTTATAGTCTCATGATAATATGGAGGTTTATTTAACATTAAAATTCTCCAAATGGATTATTTTCAGACCAAGCCACTTTATTATTATTTGAATCTCTTTCAACTTTAATTGAAACGTTATCAGCAAATCCACCTTGTTTATCAATATTCATATTAATGGTACAAGTTGCAACTGCTTGTGTTCCACCAGCTGGTGGAGCACTAATTACTACTGAAGGAACACTCTTATATCCATTTCCTACATTTGTAATTGTAGCACCAGTTATTTTACCATTTGTTATAGTACAAGTAGCTGTAGCGACTGTGCTTGGATTGCCACCACTAAATGTAATTGTTGGTGCTGTATTATAACCTGCTCCCACATTTGTAAAGGTTATGCTATTAACATACATAACTTCATTACGATTAGGATCTGTATTAAACGTTTTTAAAGGTTCAAATACATCAATTTCAGGTACACCTGTGTCAATTTTTTCAGAAGCATATTGAAATAATTCAATTTGTAATTTATAAACATAAAGTTTTCCTAATTGATAAAAAGGATCTTTATCTTTTACATATCTTATTTCAAATAAACTTTTTGTTAAAGGAAAGTAAATTAAATCTCCTTCAACTGGACGATTTGTTAATATTGTGTTTCCGTATGATCCAACAAGTTGATTCCATCTTCTTCTTGCTACAACTAATGTAGCAGATGACTCAATCATTAAACCAAATTTACTTACAAATGGTCCCGCACCCTCATAATCTTTTACATTTTCAAAATACATTTCAACTGGATATGCATGATTAAAAGTGCTTAATGTATCTTCACCTAATATCTGGTCTTTGTTTACATATTTTCTTGGAATATAATAAACAGTTTGTGCGTAAATTCCTAAACTTTCAATAATTAAATCTTCTATAAGATTTTGTTCACTCGCAGTACCATTAGAAAAATAAACATTTCTACTCATATGTTTATCCTACCATGAATTCTAAAGGTGCAGTCTTTCCTGATAATTCTTCTTCAAGTTTTGTTTTTTCTTCAATACCTTCAGCATAAAGTTTATCACCATCAAGAGTCACTCCTCCAGGAAGTTCTAATCCTGAAAACTTTTTAAGATTAGTTCCCCATTGCACTTTAAAAAGAGCAGTCGTATATTTCTTTAACCATTGATCATCCCAAATTTTAGTAAATGTGTTAGGATTGATAGATCTATATCCATCATATATTATATAATCATTAGCTTTAACAGCAGTTCCCCACTTAATATCAATATTTAATCTATTTGTTAAACGATTAAAACGATACAAAGGTTTACCATTTAAAATAGTATCAAGCAATTGTAAATGATTCATTACAGTTGTATAATATACAATTGATGTTGATGTTAAATCATACAAATCATTTAATCTTAACTGATATTGTAAATCAAAAATATTTTTACTTGTTGATGAACCAGCAAAA